AAAATTAGGATTTATACCATATGATATTACAGAATCAAAGGGCAATATTGGAAAAATAGATTTAAACATTATATTTATAAATAAAAATAATGATTTGAATACTATTGTCAATGAAAAACTGTATAATTAGATATTGAATCACATAAGTAAATAGTAAATAGCTAACAATGTAGTTTGAACGACTAATCCAGAGACACCATCGGTATACATACTTCTTGCTACTCCTAATTTATCGTAGTAATGTGTTACTAAATGAGGGAATAAATTACTCCATTTCATTATGAACCCGTATAAAGCACTAATAATAAATGACAAAATCATAAATTTACTAACATAAGCTATATCCAAAATACTTTTTGGAAAATCCATTATAGATAAAATAATAGGCTGGGTTGTAGCACCTACAAAACCGGCTATTAATGTCGCGGCTAAAATGGTGTGTTGTTCAAAATATGGAATTAAATATTCAACAAAATCCATTTGAAAATACTTGGGTAGTTTTTCGTAATTAAGAGACATGAAACGCAAAACAACATCCCACAATGCCGTAACAATAAATGTTAATATTATTAGTTTACAATCCATATAATATTACTTGGGAAATTTATTCAAAAAATGTAGAAAGTAAAAGTAATCCACCTGTTGCGGTTAGATTTTTAGTAAACGCAAGTAAATATTTCATAAAAATATCTAAATTTTATGAAATAGAAATTAAATATCAAGTGAGATAGTGTTCTTATTTGAAGAATTCTTCTTACGCGCACGCTTAGGCATATTTGTATTTTGCATTCCATTCAATGATGAAATGGAAATTACAGAATCCTCATCGTTAGACCCACCTTGAGATGTAGATTGAGGCTTCTCGTGAATATTTACATTACGGGTTTTCAGTCCAGATAAGATGTTGTCAATATCACTTGATTGAGGTCCCTTCATTTCTTGTCTTTGGACTGGAGGTCTCATACTTCTGGGAGGTTCATTTATATTCTGTTGTGAATTCATATCTACACCCTGTTCTCTAAACATAGTACCCCGACTTGCGTTGATGTCAGGTCTATTAGAAGGGGCTTCATTTGAATAATTCATTCCGGGTCTTGGTTGAGGAGGCATATTTTGCGTTTCAACAGGAGAAGGAGGAGGAGGTCCACGGGGTTTATTGCCAGCATCTTGCATAAAATTGTTTGCCATCGCAAATCCAGGAGAGTCTTGGCTCATACTACTCACAGTTGCGTTAGTAAACATCTTCATCAATTCAGGACTCTGTTTTATAACATCATTGAACGCTGGAGTAGCACTCGAGAGTGCCTTATTTGAAAAGTTCAAAACCGCACCACTAAACCCGATACGGAGAAGAAGAGAGATTTCAGGGGCTAGTTTTCCACCCTTATACTTGTCGTGAAGCTCAGTAAATATCTCTTCATAACTATCAATATCCTCGTTAATTTGTTCTCCCCATCCATCAAGGTTCAAATCAAATGGGTTAAATGCAGTATTCGCATATTCCAATGAATTAATAAAGGTCATAAACCACCAACCTTGTAATTTAACACTATCCTTCTTGCGCTTGTCTTCCAATGCGGTTTCATATTCATCTTCTATCTCATCAAACTCAGAGTCTAATGTAAAATGGGAATTGTGCTTAATTAAACCTTTCTCATACCAATCATCCAACTTCTTAAGCATAGCACGTTTTTTTCTACGCTGTTCGCGTTCATTCATTGTATTATTTACATTGATCTCGTCGTTCATTGGCATCTCTGACATCTTTGAAAATCCATCCCAAGTTTTAGCTGTTCCAATACTATCGCGTGTAGCTTGTCCTAGATTAGAACCTGAGTTGTCTTGTTGCGAAGCAGATGAAGGCTCCGGTGTACTGCCAAACCCAAACAAATTAGATGCCATTCCTGATAGTGATTTTGAACCACTACTATTTTCAGGTTGAGGTGTATTACGTCCTGAAATTTCATTTAGTTCGTTTTCTAAATTATCTAGTTCTCCTAAATTTAAATCCACATTTGACGATACTTTTTTCTCATTTATTAATAACTCAATACCAGATCCAAAATTAGAGCCGGTTATTGAAGTTTCCATGCTTGGTAAATCGTCAATTTCACTGAGAGCTCCTAAATCTATAACTTCCATTCTATTATGATATTTATACAATATTTATTTTTAAATCCTCCGCATACATTATTATATTTCTGTGTTTTAAATACCAAATACCTTGTAAAAATGAATCGGCAAGATCATCTTTTTTCTTCGTAATTAAAGAATCCTTCCATTTTATTAAATTATCATTTGCATCTATCATAAGAGAACAATAATACACACCGTCCTTTTTATGTTTCTTATAATTGGCATTAAATTTGGTCGTATCCTGTGTATTTTCGGCTATTTCGTTACAAGGTTCTCTATTATCTAATTTTAATTCTGAAAATTGTTTTAATTTATGTGATGATGATACAAATTCAATATTCATTTGGTCGTTCAGCATTATAAAATATTGTGCTAGCATTCCTTGAACGGTTTTCATTCGGGTTGCTATAGGTGATATTTGATTCTCAATAACTGCGTGTTCTATGGTGTCAATGTTCTCAATCTGGTTTAATTGTTCTTTCATTTCTTTTCCTATACTGATTAAATCTGTTTCTCCGGCGGTCTTCTTCTTCTTCTTATTAATAATTTCAAAACAATTTATTTTATAATATTCTATGAGTATATCCAATAATTCTGCCTTCTTTAGTTTATCAATGTTCTCTGTGTTTAAAAATACAAGATTCTTATTACCCTGTTGAATAATATCATTTAATTTTAATTTTTTTAAAGAAGGCGTTGACATATCCTTTGTTGGAATAAAATATAGAGAACAATTCTTAGCGTGTTTTTCACAATAATATTTGTTATTCTTATGATATTTTGCATTCTTACCACATACTTTTGGTGTTGCTTTTTTACTTTTCGGAATATTCATACAATCGCAAGTATGCGAAATGGTATCATCGGACATAAGGTTCAAAACACCCCATTTGTCTATAAAAACACCATTTTCAGTGTGTTCTAAAATACAATAAGCCATGTTCTTTATTCCAACGTCAAAACTAATTACTTTCATACGTTCACGTTATTGTTATAATAATATACATCTACATTGATTTATATTATTTGAAACCATAACTATATTCTAAAAATTGATTGTTATTATAACCAGTAAAATCCATAATAATAATAAGGTAAAAGATGGAATTCATAATAGTATTTTTCATAGTTGTAACATTGGGAATGGCAAATGCTATATTTACGCCAGATAATCGCCAAGCACATCCGCGTTAACCTATTTACTTGGGGCGAGTGACTGGTTGAGATACTGCAGGTGACATTTTACGAGCAGCTAATTGTTCTCTTGATAAATATAAATCTTTTAAATCACTGGACGCATAACCGAATGGTTTTGTATTATCGGTTCCAGATGAATATAAATAGGGTTGATTATGGAATCCCTTAACTTCGTTTGTTTGAATACTTGGGATATCAATAGGGCGTTTGTAATATCCAGTATCATTTGATGATTCGCGGAAATTATACTCCATAATTTTTTTCGCATTTTCGGTTAAATACTTGCGGTATTCCCAGTTTGATTTAATACCGGAATTTTCTACTAAATCCGCATTTATAGATGCCTCTGGTTGCCACGTAGCAGTAATCGACCGACCATCACTCATTAGTGGTGGAAATTCAGGATATTTGTTATTTGTATTGTACCCTCTAGATGATTCAGGAACAGTTTCTTTAATAATAGGATATGCGCAATCTACGCTTTGGAACATACTTGATGAACGTGAAAACATTATAATATACTAAACAGTTAGAAATTATAATAGGGTATTTAGATTACATTTATGCTGATGTTTCAAGCAATTTCAATATATCTTGTTTTTTCATTTTAGTTGTGTCAGTCGTATATCCTTTCTCAATTACTAATGCCTTTAACGCAGTTATATTCATTTTTTTGTAGACATCCATTGGGATTGTTATGTCTTCTAATGAACTCTCTAAATTAGTCTCTTCTAATTTATCTACTACCAAAGGGTCAGTATTTTCCAAGTCTAATCCTTCATTGATGTCTGGGTCTTGCTCTTCTGATACGACACTAGAATATTCTTCTTGAGGACTAATACTACCATCAATACTCTCCATTCCTACGTTGATTACCTTTGTTGAATTGTCATCGTAATTCAACTCTTCTGGTAAAATAATATCACCTTCATCCTCACTCTCATCCTCACTCTCATCCTCACTCTCATCCTCACTCTCATCCTCACTCTCATCCTCACTCTCATCCTCACTTTCATACTCACTTTCAGATACTAGTAATTTTGGTAACTCAGTCGGGCTATAATATTCGTCTTGACCTTGTATGCCAGGTGTATATAATACATTTTCAGGCATATCTTGATGTGTTACTAAAGTATTGCGATTGTTCATTTCAGTTACAATATTATTAATAATTTCAAACATAGTGTCACATTTAGTTTCTAATGCGGTGAACTTCTGTCTAAAGTGATACACCAAAAATAATATAAGCACGAAGGTTATAGCCAAAATCACAAAGAAAAACGTTTCAAGCATGTTAAATAATCCCATTTACATTAAAAATACATTATATAAGAAGAAAGCAAACGAACTCATTAAATAAAATATTTTTGTATATTATATTGTAAAAATGGATTCAATCTCAGGATCTACTAAATTTATTGCTTCTGATGGAAACACGAAAAATTATATGATAGTTATTCTGGTTGCCTTATTAATATTATCTCTTTTAGGGATAAATTTATTTATAATTGTAGGAAATATCGTCCAGGTGGTTATTAATATTTTCAAACCGCTTATCTATCAGATATTAGCTATTTTTGGATATACCGCAGGTACATTATTAAACAAAACCGCAGATATTACATCTGATGTTGCTCGCGCAGGAGTTGATATTGCGGAAGGAACCGTTCAATCTGTTGGAAATCTACTAAAAGATGCGAGTAAAGGGTCTGTAAACGTCCAAACTAAAAATGATCTTGATATTGTGACAAATGAACCTAAATCCGATAGCTCAGAGAGTCCTATTCAAAACAATGGGTCTTCTTTAAAATCCAGCTGGTGTTTAGTTGGCGAACAAAACGGTCGTAGAGGATGTGTTGAAGTAAATGATGCTTCAAAATGTATGTCGGGTCAGGTTTTTCCTAACGCAGAAATGTGTTTAAATCCTACATTATCACCTAATATGCAACCCAAACAACCAACTAATCAGCACCCACTTAAGAGTATCAAGAGTAATCCTGACCGTAGCACTTGGTAAATTCACATTTGAATATTATATATGATGTTATATGACATATATAATAATGATTATACATTCGTTATTGAGAATGGAGTATATAATTGTGTGCTAGGACTAGTTATTATAGCACACCCAGACGCATCACTTACATTGTTTTCAGATAGATTCATAAGTATTCCGTAACTAACATCATATTCTACATTGAATGTGCTTGTTACATCATCATTACCTACATTGATACTTAATCTTGGTTTTACATAAAAATCATATACATATCCAGGTTCAGTGTATAAATTTATATTTGAAATATTCAGAATACCTGCGTATAATACCGCATTAAAGCTGTCCGCATTATTAGAAATATCAAATGAAAATGATTTTAATTTTTGTTGGTCGTATGTATAATCAATTAGAGGAGTTATATTTTGGACGTAATCATTATTATATTTTACTAAAAACTCAAATGGATTCACATCGTCCAATGATATTGATATATTATTGTATTCATATACCGTATCGTTATCATTCGTTTTTTTACCAGTTATAGTAAATCCAACAGGGATATTCATTCTATATGTATACGAAGGTAAGTCAATCTTGTCAGTTATATTCAATGATGTTATGCGCGTTTCTTCATCATCATTAAAAAATATATTAGTATCAATATTGAGAATCGTCCATTTATCAGTTATAGATGGTTGAGTTATACCTTTGGGCTCTGTGCCTGTCTCATAATTATATAATGGAACTGTCTCATCCAGATATAAATCGATTGATGGTCCAGGAACTCCCGACGCACCACTACGAGTATAAATAATACCTGGATTAGGACAATCTAATATTCTGCTACTTCTACGATTAGAACCCATCATTGCGTTTTTATATAACTCCTTTTTAGTAAACGAATTTTGTTTAGTAGATTGTTTGTTACCAGCATACTTTAATATTTCAGCTTTTCGTCTCATATTTAATTGTTCGGAAGTATATCCTTTCAAATAAGGAGATTTATCTAAAATTGTATTTCTAGGTGGGGGTTTCGCAAATAAAAATTGTTTTTTTCTTTGTTGACAAACATCATCTAAAGATACATTTGTTGTTGCCATAGTATATTATATTATCACTTATAATATACTACGAGATTGTTAGATTATACGTCTAATATTTGGATGAATACCAGTAGTTTGATAAATATTTAAACCCTTTTTGTGCTCCCATATCATTTACGACGGTTAATTTTGGTCCACTTGATACAATTTGATTAATTTCAAAAATGTTTAACGCACGGTTATAATATCTTAATGCTGATAATTTTCCAAAAAATCCACCATTTTGACCTACATAAATATCACCATAATTTTGTTTTGGAGTATCAAGCATTTCAAGACGACTCGCAATTATACCATTCACATATACATCTATTTTTGTATTCATCGCACGGATAGCAACATGGACCCATTTCTTTAATGGAACATTATCAATATTAATAACATTGGGATTGTTACCAGACGCCATATCAGGTGTTTTGACTGAATCCATAATAATATGCAACTTATTTGTCATTGGGGAAATATACATACCAGGAGCATTATTTACATTCGCAAGGTTCGTATCTTTGTCAAATCCACCGTCTCCTTTACTGAATATATGTTGATACTGTTTATTATCTTTATTCAAGTCATCGATATATATCCAAGACGACCACGTGAATTCTAATCCTTCAGATTCATTGTTAGACCTATATATAGGTTTACTCTCTGTATTCTTAGGGTCTTGAGGAATTATCATACTATTTGTACCATCTATCATACCATTAATTAGATAAGGGGTATCGCTTGGTCTTGTAAAATAACTTATCATACTTATACCCAAATTCATTAAAAACAAGAACACAATCAATACCAAAATAATAAAGGCAAACTTGGCGATTATAGTATTCGAATATAAGAACCCAGTTGTAGCACCAACTCCAACGGCGGTTTCCGTTGAAAATTCGTCAAATTTATCGGTTAGTGTTCCCTTTGCTTGGTCGAATCCATCACTTGCTACTTTGATACCCTGTTGAATACTTTGATTAAATGTATCCATTGTGCCAGTATTTGTATTCGCAGTTTGTTGGAAATTCATTCTATTTTATATATTATATACTAGATATATAAAACATTTTTATTTACATCAAGGAGACCTTTTTAATTTCCTCATTATTCTGTAATATTGATAAATCAATACCTATATCGTTCAATGCCGAAGCCATCTTACTAGAGCCATTACCTTTCATATAAATATCCCACGCAGTTTCAGGGTCAACTGGGGTCGTCCATCGTTTAAATAGAGTAGCATATGCGTCAAAATTGCCGGTGATATTCCCTAAATATAAAGGCGTTTCTTTACCAGGAGGTACGATAGGGATAGCACTACCACTATTTTCGATATTATTGAAGAATCGTTGGGAACGCACTAATTTACCATCAAGATACGCATCCGCAAATTGATTATCCATACTGATTGTTATATTTACCCATTTTTGAAGAGGGAAATTATTGGTAATTATCATTGTTTCGTTAGTATTATCATTCATGTTAACATCTAATTTTAAGACCGGGGAATTTTTATCTAAATATAATTTAAAATTATTACCACGGGAGAATATAGTTTTGTCAGCATTGTTATCCCAAGTGTTTACATATATCCATACGGAATGTCCGTAACGAGTATTTGTTGGACCACTAATAGTTGTAATAGCTGGAACTGGTGTCAATAGGCTAGCGGTTTGCACTAATTCGGATGAACTATCGGTAAAGTAATTATACAGAACATATAATAATACTAAAATAGCTACTATCAGAATTATGGTAATTGTATCCATTATATACTTTACATCTATAAATTATTTACCGGAGGGTTTTTTTTCATTAATAAATTATAGGAATTTGTTACTTGTGAACGTGATAAATTACCTACATAATAACGAATATTACTAATCGCACCATCTAATCCATCATTTGAACCAATAACTACCATATCATTCGCAGTATGTATTGGGGGATTATTATGGTCGAACCTAAATGTTTTTTCTAAGGCACCATTCAAAAACAAGTCTACTGAGTTTGCGGTATAATTAAATATAAACTGGTTCCATTTTTGAGTATCTATTTCTATAGTATAACTATTATTATTCTCTTCACTGTTGGTAAAATACACTTTTAATATTTCTTTATTATTATGAGGTTCCTTTTTAACATAAGTTATCTTAGGAATACCATTACCATAATTAAATATAGGGGTTTCATTCGCATACGAAACCTTATTTTCGGAATGGGTGTTTACCATTATCCACATTGATAAGCTATAATTTTTACGGTATACTACCGGGGAATTTATATCATCTTTTTCGGCTGTTAGTTTTAAATCATAACTGGAAATCAATGGCTTTTCTATATCTAGAAACGCGGTTCCTTCCAGTAATGGCGTACCCTGTTTTAAACTAAGTTTTGATACAATTTTCGGTATATAATTATAGAGAAATATCAAAACTACTTCGGTTATAAATAAATAATACACGACATTTGTTGTTAGTTCTAGTTCTCGTCTTATGTAATTATAAAAGTCTAAAATAAGACAAGGCACATAGAAAAGAAAGTGCACCAAGAACCCACCCCATCCTTCTTGTGTTTTTAAATAACTACTATAAAAGTAAAATACGATTGCTAATCCTATTAATATACCTAGTGATACTACACCAGATAGTATATAATTTGCTATTGAAAATGCGGAATCATTTATATTTGAATAAAAATAGAATACAGTTCCAAATAGCGCTACTATGGTTCCTATAATCATTCCAACATAATAACTGTTATTCAATGACTCTTTTCCTAAAAAAACTGTAGGTATTAAAACTATTAATCCTATTACTAATGGGAATAGATAATTATTATAATCACTTGTTAATGACAAAGGGTCTTCAGACGACCGCATTAGTGTTATTACAAAATAAATCAGAAATCCAAATGTTATTATATATTTCAATATTGGTATCATATTGGTTCCGTTTAAACTTTCCATATTTATTATACATTATATATATAATAAATATTCCGGGTATACATATTACAAGTTCTCCATTGTTGTTTTCTTTCCATGACATTCACGACATAAAGCAACTAAATTATCTACGTGATTACTTCCACCATATTCTAATCTAACCACATGATCTACTTCAAACCAAGCGGTTAATTGATTTTGACAATCGCCACATTTCCAGTTTTGGCGGGACGCTACGAATTTCTTTTTGGTTTCACTAACAGAACGCTTTGTTGATTTTTTACCAGAATTCATTATTCTATCTTCAGATACTTGGGACGGATTAGAGAAATTCATCATTGGATTATTGTCATTGCCCGAAACAAATCCTTGCTTTGTAGTGAAATCCAATATGGGGGAAATTATATTAGACGCATTCTTATCAATTGGTAAATATTTAATATAATCACCGGAGGTGGATACTATCTCACGAGCACGTAATGGATTCTTCTTTATTAGAATATAAAACATCAACGCACCGAAACCTATACCTGCCATCTGATAATATTTTTTCCATGATAACAATAAGTTCATATATTTACCATCTGTATAAATATTTGCCATACAAAATCCGGCTATAAGTATGATTACTAATTCAAATCTCATTCTTTATAATAGTTTCCCTTCTTATATTGTCTGTATAAATTTTCGGGCTTTCTATCTATTTATTCGTAATATACATAAATTAAAAACGCACATATCAATATTAGCGCTAAATGAATATAATGTTTATTTAAATTTAGTTTACTGCTTATATACACTGGTTTTGGTAAGTACTCGTTACGATATTTAGCAAGCGCATTCGGTAATGAAATTTCTTCTTTACCCAACATCACATTAAATTTATTATGAATAAAATGGACCCATCTCACAAACGAGTCACGATTATCTAAATACGGAGATACAGGATACTTATCTAACATTTCACTAAACTTATTTCCCATTTCCTCAATTGGTATAAATAGCGGCACATTCTGAATGAAATCATAATACTTCTTCTTTGTTACATCGTTCGGTGTTTTGGGATATGATTCGGCTACCGTATGTAAAAAAAACCAATAATGAGGTCCCCATACTTCAGGATGAAATATCATTTTGTATACACGTTAGTAATATTTATTTTTTACAGTTACAACTAACATTTTACAAAAAGGGTGTAAAGATTATCTAACATAAACAATATCATGTCAGATAACTATTGCAATAACTGTGGAAAACACGGTCATAATTATAACCAATGTAAATTACCTATTACCAGTTTAGGGGCTATCGCATTTCGTATTAGAGACGCCAATATTGAATATTTAATGATCAGACGTAAAGACACATTAGGATTTATTGACTTTATGCGTGGGAAATATGCTTTAACCAATAAAGACTATATTATGAATATGTTAAAGCAAATGACGAACGCAGAAAAACATAAACTTAATACGTGGACGTTCAATCAAATATGGAGTGATATATGGGGCAATGTCAGTGCAATAAATCAATACAAAACTGAAGAAAATTCATCCAGAAATAAATTCAATCAGTTGAAACTAGGTGTTCAATATAAAAATAAAAGTTTCTCTTTAAATGAAATGATTATTGAATGTAATCAATATACCATGTGGGAAGAACCTGAATGGGGGTTTCCCAAAGGGAGACGCAACCAGAATGAGACAGATTTAGATTGTGCTTTACGAGAGTTTAATGAAGAAACTGGAATTAATAGGAAATGTATCAAACTAATTGATAATTTATTCCCATTTGAAGAGATTTTTACTGGGTCAAACTATAAATCTTACAAACATAGATATTTCATTACGTATATTGACAATAATAAACCGGTTTGCATGGATAATTATGAAAAAACGGAAGTTAGTAAAATGGAATGGAAGACATATGAAAACTGTATGGCATCCATTCGTAAATATAATTTAGAAAAACAATCTATGCTTACTAAAATACATAATACGCTCTCAAATTATAGTATGTCGTGCTATTGTTAAAACGCGCACCTTTTTATCTATATATATTTTAATACATATAGAGTATCATCAAATTATGAATAACACATTCAACAATAAACCTTCACCCAAAAATAAAACACGTAAAATATGTCCTAAGGGATTCCGTTGGAATAATACTCAAGAAAAATGTTTACCTCATATTATAACAAAATCAAAGGTCATTACTAGTAGCAATTGTTCTAAAAATTATGAGCCTACTACCACACGACAATTTGAGAGAATGAATGAATTGAAAGAACAAGTTACTAAGCGTAAACTTAATACCAAAGATTTGAGAAATATGGTATCTGACCTAATTGGAGAAGAACGAGGGATTCATAAGAATCAAATATTAGGTGCGCGAATGACCGATGAATTAATACGGTTGATTATATGCTTAGAGAATAACCAAAATACAGAACCTGCTCCTGCTCCGGAAACTCAACCTGAACCTGCTCCTGAAACTCAACCTGAACCTGCTCCTGAAACTCAACCTGAACCTGCTCCTGAAACTGCTCCTGAACCTGAAACTCAACCTGAACCTGAACCTGAAACAATCAACAATATAGAATTTACTCCAGATATACAGGATATACAAAATAAGATTGGTGTAGAACCGAGTGACCCCGATTCTAAAGAATACAACCAATACCTATCTAATAAAGAAAAACTTGAATACGAAGATAATGATAACTCATATGACTTCCTTTATCCACAATTAAATGACCCAAATTTCAACACCAAAATATCACTACGAAAAGAATTTAATGACACTCGATTTGAAGGTAAACTTAAAGATATAAAAAAACAAGCGGAAATACTATGTAAAGCCGACTTTGAATTGTTACCACATCAAATGTTCGTCAAGAATTTTCTTTCATTACAAACCCCATACAACTCCCTTTTATTATATCACGGATTGGGAACAGGTAAAACATGTAGCGCAATCGGAATTGCTGAGGAGATGCGGATGTTTATGAAGCAAGTAGGAGTAAAACAAAAAATATTAATTGTTGCATCACCTAACGTTCAAAATAACTTCCGTCTTCAACTATTTGATGAACGAAAACTAAAATTAGATGGAGAACAATGGAACCTAAATACGTGTGTTGGTAATTCATTATTAAAGGAAATTAACCCTACCAATTTAAAGGGTATATCCAAAGAGAAAATAACAATACTTGTAAATTCTCTTATCAATAAATATTATTCTTTTGTAGGATACACTGAACTATCGCATTATATACAAAATAAAACTATTCCTCCCGATAATGTTAACTACACTCAATCACAACGCAAGGAATATAAACAAAAAATGATACAAAAATATTTTGATAATCGTCTTATAATTATTGACGAGGTTCATAATATTCGTCAAGGCGACGACAATAAAGATAAGAAGAAAACATCGGCATTATTATTAAGTGTATGTAAATATGCCAATAATTTGCGCCTTCTCTTGTTATCTGCTACTCCTATGTATAATAGCTATAAGGAAATCATATGGATTACTAACATTATGAACGCAAATGATAATCGTAGTATTATATCAGAAACCGAGATTTTTGATAAAAGTGGTAATTTTATTGAACCATCTACCGACAATAATAACGTAATAGAAGGTGGTAAAGAATTGCTTATGCGTAAGTTGACCGGATACGTTTCATTTGTTCGTGGAGAAAACCCATATTCATTCCCTTATCGTATCTACCCTGAAACATTTGATAATACCCGGGTATTAGATATTGAGAACTATCCAACCAAACAAATGAATAACCGCGAAATAAAAGATACATTAAAACACATTCCCGTATATATGAATACTATTGGGGATTATCAATTAAAAGGGTATAATTATATTATTGAAAATATCAGAAACCTGTCGAATCTAAAACCCCAAGATGGTAATGATTCAACACATCAAATACCTACATTTGAGAACATGGAGTCATTTGGATATACATATTTAGAACGCCCACTGCAATCATTAGATATTGTCTATCCAAATAAAGAATTTGATAAAATAATCAATGGCGAAACTTCCACAATGAATCAAGAAGATATTGTGAAACGGATAGTCGGTAAAAATGGACTTATGAATGTTATGACTTATAAAACAACCGACCAGGTACGTTACAATTTTCAATACAAACCAGAAACGTTAGACAAATATGGACGCATCTTCAGTCCCAATGTCATTACTAATTATAGTGGTAAAATTTCTTCTATTTGTAATACCATTCTCAAATCCAAAGGTATTATTATTGTGTATTCTCAATATATCGATGGTGGAGTTGTTCCTATTGCCCTCGCATTAGAAGAATTAGGCTTTACACGATATGGAAGCGCAGCTTCTACAAAACCTTTATTTTCAGAACCTCCAACCGAACCGATTGATTCTATATCAATGAAACCAAAATCAAAAGTAAAGAACAATTTTAAACAAGCAAAATACGTTATGATTACTGGAGACAAACTATTCTCACCCGACAATCTGGGTGATATTAAATATATTACAAATACAGACAATAAAAATGGTGAAAATGTTAAAGTTATTCTTATTACAAAAGCCGCTGCTGAAGGTCTTGATTTTAAAAACATCCGTCAAGTACATATAATGGAACCTTGGTACAATATGAACCGCCCCGAACAAATTATCGGTCGTGGTGTACGCAATCTAAGTCATTGTGATTTACCATTCGAAGAACGTAATGTAGAAATATACTTACACGCTACCCGCCCTATATCAGAAGAACCAGCTGACTTATATGTATATCGATTCGCTGAAAGAAAGGCGGAGTTAATCGGAAATGTATCACGAGTTATGAAAGAGATTTCGGTTGATTGCCAATTAAACATAGAACAGACCAATTTTACAATTGATAAACTAACACAACTCGCTCAAAATCAAAATATTATGATTCGATTACCCAGCGATCCGAATACGGAAATACCGTTTCAAATTGGCGATAAACCATTTACAGCTGTATGTGATTATATGGATAATTGCGATTATAAATGCTATCCGAATAATGAGATTAATAATCCAGATATTGTTAACCATACATACAGTGAAGATTTTACACGTATTGGGTTCTCTGCTATCATTAAACGACTTAGAAATTTATTTAAAGAACAATTCTTTTATACACGCACTGACCTAATTAACTCCATCAACATAATCAAACAATATCCAAAGGAACAAATTGACTTCGCTCTTACCAGATTTGTTAATAATAAAAATGAAATCATTGTAGATAAATATGGAAGAAATGGATACTTAATTAACAAAGATAAATATTATGTCTTTCAGCCCATGGAAATTACTGACGAATATGCGTCTTTAATTGAACGGTCCATACCGATCGCATTCAAACCAAAATCACTTGCTTTGGAATTACCTATTAAACAAGTTATTCAGAAAACAGATGACATAGTAGAAACTACATTAATTGATTATAAAACACTTATTCTATCGCTTACTGAAAATATTATTAAAACAACTACCACTCAAAATATTAAGTCAGGAGATAACGACTGGTATAAACATTTCGGCACAGTTTCTAAAAGTCTTATTGATAACAACTTCTCTCAGGACCAACTTGATAAATACGTTATACATCACTTTTTAGATGTATTACCCATACAAGATAAAGTTACTATTATCAATCACGTATTCCAGAAAGATCTGGATTTATCAAATGATGACAAAGTTATCCAAAATTATTATAACAACTTCATAACTGATAATAATACTATTATCTTGATTGATTCATTAAATAATAAGCAACCTTTTCAAATATACACTTTAAATACTGATAATACTCCTATATGGAATAAAGTAGAAAGCGACAATATTGGTAAGTATAAATCAAACTTAAGAGATTTCATAGTTACATCAGAAAATGTAAATAAACCAATATTTGGATTCATTGATAAAGATAATAAGAAAAATATCATTTTTAAAACACGCACTATGACCGGGACACAACGCAATATCAGTGGATTTAACTGTAATACTGCTGGTAAAAATGATGTTATCAAAAAACTTAACGACCTACCTATCACCTTAGATATTGATTATGATAAAATTAAAAAGCAAGGAACATGTATTATCTTTGAACTTATATTCAGAAAACTTGATGAAGAAAGGTTTAATGGAAAACGATGGTTTTTTGATACGGTTTTACGAAACAAGGGTGTAGATACATTCATTGGAAAATCACGACAATAATTATTTTAATATTATGGAAAATTGAATTTCCTATATTGGAACAAAACTACATAAAAGATAATATATTCATATATTAGTAACTATGGATAAACAGCAAAAAACGCAAGGAGTGTATTCTAATGAAATGCTCACTAAAAAAGTGTTTCTAACAATGGACCAAGTCGGTCAAAATATAAAACAGAATTTAGAACGAAGCATATCACATTGTATCGAAGGTAAATGCACTCAAGATGGGTATATCAAACCAAATTCGGTCAGAGTTAATACCTACTCTGCTGGTGTTGTAAACAATGAAAAGATTGAGTTTCAAACCGTATTTGAATGTATGGTCTGCCATCCTGTAGAAGATATGGTTATCGATTGTAAGGTTAAGACACTTACAAAGGCTGGAATACACGGTGAGGTTATTGATAATGAAGGTAATATGCCAGTTACCGTATTCATCGCACGAGACCACCATTTTACAAACAAACACTTTGGAACTATTGAAGAAAACAGCATCGTCACAACCAAAATTATTGGCATTCGATTTGAATTAAATGACCCATTTATTTGTGCTATTGGTACATTAGATACTGGGACTAACAATAAGTAATTACTGGTTACATATTTACAAAGTGTTTATTCATATTTAGAAATTTCTATCCATTATGTATATTTAATACATAATGGTGAATTTTTTAATGTCAGGACGTGGAAGACCACGTAATACTAACGAACAAGCTAAACGTATCGCTGCCGAGAAGGTCGCTGCTGAGAAGGCTGCTGCTGAGAAGGCTGCTGCTGAGAAGGCTGCTG